CCGTGGTGTCCACAAGTAGCTTGATTTCGCCGTGGAAGTCAATGTGGGTTTTCTTCTTGGTGATGTACTCGAACCTGATTACTACCTCGCTGCCGCCGTCTGGAATCTCAATCTCCTGCGTGTTGGCGAAGTCGTAGTAGTACATCCCGTCCTTGTTGCTGCCCTTCGCGGCCTGTTGAATCTGCTTTTCCTTCTCGGTCAGCACATTCAGATTCGGGTCGGAGCCGACACACTCCAACTCCATGCTGTTGTTGATCTTGATGACCTGCCTCGTGATCGCGGACAGCTTTCCATCCACGGCGTGATTGCCCGTGAAGTTCAGGATGTCGCCAATCATCAGGGAAGGGTCACAGGGAACCTTTGCCGTGAAGGGCGTGTAGCTCACCGAGGCGAGCTTGGTCAGGATGCTCGTCAATACCGATTTGCGCAGATCATCGGCATTGAACTGAATCAGGGGGTTTGTCCCCAACTCATAGGTCAAACCGTTCCGAGAGAGCGTGATGCGCTCGGTCTCCTGCGCCACCGCAAAATACGCCGTCAACTCCGAGTAGTAGGTTTCGTAATCCTGCGGTATATATTCAAACCGCCAATCGGCGGGGATGTCCCTCGTGGCCTCCATGCTGTACGGTTTCAGGTACAGCTTGCCGTCTACGTCGATGTAGGCATAGCAGCACATATAAGAGGCCAGGAAGCCGATGAAATCCCGATAGGTGTATACCTCGATTTCAGGATAGGTGTAGGTGTCCACCAGCCCGTTGGGGTAATTGCCGATTTCCTCCTGCGTCGTGCCAAGCTCCACGCCACAGGCGTTACAGGCGTAGCTCAACATCAAGTAGGGGTTGCCCTGCATCGTCAGCCCAAACTCCTTGTTGAATTTGAGCATATTGTCATAGGCATGAATCGAGATGACATTCTGGCTTCTCTCCGGGGGTTCAGCGACGGTGAATATGCCGAGCGGCACATCCTCCCATGTCTCATCATCCAGTTTGAGTTGGAAGAACAGGGTGATCGTCGCGTTGTACAGAGAGTAACGATCTACATTCGGTAGGCACAGCTTGATGTCCAACTCGGCAGAGCAGGTCGTTCCGATTTCAATATCGTCGTTCTTGCAAATCTGCCTTGTGATCTTCCCCGACCCCTCCGATATGTTGGAGGTGTCTATGGAATAGGTCACGCCGATGGTGGTTCGCAATGTGCCGTACCAGTTTGTCGTTACGGAATGGCTGTGTATCTTCGTCAGATAAGCGTCCGAAACCGGGTACATAAAACCACCTGCCTACATCTCGATTACGTTGATCTTGAAGTCAGAGCATAAGCCGCCGTCCTCCTGATACAACGCGAGGGTTTTCTCCTTGTAGGTACATTTACCCACATAGGCATGAGAGATCGTTTTTACGCCGTTGTCGTAGTAGGTGAAGGACAATTCCTTGCCCTGCATCAGATCAACCATGAACTCAACTTCCCGCGCTGTCAGGAACTTGTAGGTCAGATTCACCTTCCGCACGTCGCGCTTTAGCCATGTGATGTGCATATCACCCGATTCGGTTCGACCCGAATCAGAGCTAACGACGTTTTCATGGTTAATCTCCACATCGGAAGGGATGTAGATGGAATGTCCATCTACAGCCCAGTGCCCGTTGGTATCAATCTTTCCAACGCCCATAACATCACACCCTTATCGGACTTGCGCCGGTTCTCTGAATGGCGCGGTTGTTTTCGTTCACGACTACTCTGAACACCTCACGACCATCAATGACGATCTGGGTATCACCGCCGCTCACATTCTCCCGCAGGAAGGTCAGGATTCTATCCAGAGCATTGACAACATCCGAAGAATCACCGCCGCTGTAATCCTCATCGTCATCGCCCATATCGAGTTCCAACCCAGTGCCATCCAAGCCGTCTCCAAGGCCACCGTTCGCCGCAAACTGCCCGTTGGACAGGCCGTTGCTCATCGCGTCGTTCACCCCGTTGGCAAGCCGCTCGGTGGTTTTCAGCAGGTTGGATTCCTCGTTTTCCATACCCAGTTCGAGACCTTCGATCAGGAACTCACCGATGTCCTCCCATTCCTTCGAGGGGGAGCCGATGCGCCATACGCTGTTCAGCAGATCGGTGATTGCCTGTGCTGCCTGTTGCACCCATGCGGTCATCGCAGACCACACGCTCATGATGCCGTTCCACAGACCCTGAACCAGATTCGACCCGATGTATGTCCAGTTGATGCCGCTCAAAAAGCTCGTGGTGCTGTTCATCTTCGAGATCGCCGTGTTCTGAATCTGCGAGAACTTCGCGTTCGCCGTAGAAGCCATCGAACTCCAAGAGGCGCTGGTCTGGCTTTTCATGCCGTTGCTCGCAGCGGTTACGGCGCTTTTCATGCCCTGCATCCGCGACTGAACCGTGGCTTGCATATTGCTGAAATTCGCCTGTGTGGTGGACTTCATCGTGACGCTGTTGCTTTGCACAGAGGCGGTAGATGCCGTCATGTTCGATGTCACAGCCGCCCGAATACTCGCCCACACGGAACTCGTCGTGTTCTTGATGGAGTTCCACACGCTCACCACAGAGCTTTGCAGCATCTGTAAGGTGGTAGAGGTGTTCTGCCTCATCAGGCCCATTTCAGCCGAAGTGGTAGTCTGCATCTCGGTCATGCTCGCCTTGATGCTCCCCGTGCTTTCGTTGATCAGCAGCGCACCGTTCTGGGCTTCCTCTGCCGATGCGGAGAACATATTGTGGAACAGGTCGCCTACGCTCTGCACAGCCCCGCCGAGCCACCCCGTGAAGGAACTAAACCCGTTCTGGATGCCGCTCCAGATCGAGGAAACACTGTTGCTTACCCACGTTCCGAACGAGCTAAAGGCATTTCCGATGCCGCTGAATATATTGGAGACAGCCGTTCCAATCCAGCTTGCGAAAGCGCTAATCGCGCCCCCGATGCCGCTCAAAATGCCCGTGACCTTTTCGATGATGCTGCCCCAGTTCAAGGCGACGCTGCCCGCAATCGAGCCGATACCAGCTACGATCAGCGGTATACCCACAGGCAGGATGCCCGCGCAGGTCAGGATTACGCCCAGCACAAGAAGTGCCGTGCCGATAATCGCGCCAAGACGCTGAATGATGTCTCGAATGGTGGAGACGATAGCGCCCCAGTTCGCTGCTACGCCCGTGACCAGCCCTGCGGCTCCTGCCACCATCAGCGGAATACCGATGGCGAGGAAACCACTAAAGGTCAGGATTGCACCGAGGGCCAGGGCCGCGCCGCTCACGACGATTTCGAGAGCTTTCAGCACACCGCTGATCTTTTCGGGAAGCAAATCCCAATCCAGGGCGACGCTCGAAGCAAGTCCAACCGCTCCCGCGATCATCATTGCGATACCGAGCGGAGCGCTCACACCCGTGAAGGTGAACACCGCACCGATGGCAAGCATCGCGCCGCTGACAACCGTCGTGATGGTTTGCAGTACCCGGTTGAGGTCTCCCACAAGGCCATCCCAGTCGATCACAGCGCCGCTCGCAAGGCTCGCAGCACCCGCAACCATCAGGCCGATACCCAAGGGGAGATTGCCCGTGAACGCCAACACAGCGCCCACAGCGAGCAGCGCCACTCCAAGGTAGGTTGTGATCTTCTGCAAGGCTTCGTGGATGCCATTGGGAAGAATGTCCCAATCGGTAAGCACTGTGCCAGCCAGACCAACCGCGCCCGCAATCATGAGGCCGATACCAAGGCCCATGTTGCCACCGCTAAAGGCGAGAACCGCGCCGATAGCCAACAGGCCACCGCTCACGACAGCCGTGATCAGGCGAATCACCCGTTCGATGTTGCCCGAAAGCGCCTCCCAGTTCAGCGCAACAGCCGCACCGAGCGCCACAGCGCCCGCAGCCATCAGCGCGATACCGAGAGGAATGTCCACGCCCGTAAAGGCGAACGCAGCGCCTACAGCGAGCAGCGCACCTCCGACAACCCCCATGATCGTGGTCAGAACATCCTTGATCTTCTGCGGTAGAATATCCCAGTTCAGGCCCACGGCGGTGACGATGCCCGCAGCGCCAGCCACCATCAGGGCGATACCAAGCGGTACGTTGATGCCCGTCAGAGCAAACAGAGCGCCGAGACCGAGCAAAGCACCCGACACAATCGCGGTGATCGTAGCCAGAGATGCTTTCAGGTCGCCGTTCAGGAACTTCCAGTTAATAGCAACAGCGGCGGCGAGAGATGCAGCGCCGAGAGCCATCAATGCGATACCAAGGCCGATATTCGCGCCCGTGAATGTCAGGAAAGCGCCGATTGCCAACAGGAAGCCGCCGATGACACCTGTGACGAGCGCAAGCACTCGCGCCAATCGGTCACTCATGCCATTCCAATGAATAGCAATTTCAGCAGCCAAACCCGCAGCGCCCAGCACCATCAAGCCGAGACCGAGAGGAATATTCGCGCCCGTGACAACGAGAATCGTACCGATGGCGAGCAGGAAGCCGCTGATGATCGTCGTGATCTCGTGCAGCGCGTCCTTGATTGTCTTGACGATGGCATCAATCTTGCCCCTCACGGCTTCACCAAGGAAGTCATATTCGGGCAGCTTGATACCGAGATCGCCGCCAGTCCCGCCTGTTCCCGTGTCCGTCTTGCCGGTGTTTTTCTTCTGCAAGGCGTTCAACTCATCAAACCCCATAAGAGTGCGTTTGAGCTTCTTCGCCTTGTCATCCGCATCGCCCGTAGCGCCAGCCAGACCTTCGGCGGCATCCTCCGCACCCGCCAAACCGGAGTAATCCACTTCGGGCAGCTTGATACCCAAGATGTCCGCGATGGTCTCCGCGATGTACCGAACCACCTTCGCCATTGCGATCAGGTAGGGTAGCACCATGTTCAGAACGGGGATGAAGATATTGCCGAACGCCCTCGCGCACTGGGTAAGCTGTGCCTGTAAGATTCGCAGCTGGTTGGCGGGAGCTTCAAGGGTTCGCGCCATATCACCCTGCGCGTCCTTGACCTGTGTCAAAATCGCGTAGTAGCGCAGCTGGGACTTCTCGGCCTGATTCATCTTGCTGACCTTCTTCGTGATGCCGAGCGCAAGCGCTTCCTCCTGCAAACGCGCCACGGACAAGTCATAGCCGAGGCGACGCAGCGGTTCAAGCTCACCGGCGATGCCGCTTTGCAGCTTCGTCATCGCATCCTCAACGGAAATGTTGTAGAAGGAAGAAAGGTCATAACCCAGCTGGGTCAGGTTCTTGGACATCAGATACGCCTTGTCATTGGCGACACCGAAGCCCTTAACGATGGTGTTGAAAACACCCTGATTCCGCAGCCATTCCGCAGGGTCAATACCCATGATCTCGGAAACCTGCTCTGCGTACTTCTGCGCCTCCTGCGCGTACTTGCCAAGGGAGACGGTAAAGAGGTTGACATCCTCGATATACTTATTAGATTCATTAATCCAGGAAGCAATCGTGCTGACCCCTCGCCGCATCACGTTAAAGGCCATCCGCGCCCTCGCCCACAGATTCACATAACTGTTGGTTGTGCGATTGTTGGCATCCGACAAGTTGTTAGTGGCGGTGATCAACCTGCGAATCTCTGCGGGAAGCCCGCTGAAACCCGCTGTGATCTCATTCAGGCGCGTGGTCAGGGGAGCCAGGGCATCACAAAGATGCTGAATCTGTTCGGTGAAATCCGTCCAATTCACACCGTTCAACGTGTTCGCAAGCTCCGGAATCCTGTTGAGTTGCCTGATAATGCCACTAAGATTGATGTCACCGATTCGGGTCAGAGGTTCCAAAGAAGTAGCCAGTGTCCCAAACACAGTGAAATCAACGCCCGCCAAAAGCTCGGCAGCGGTTCCGAGATTGACGATCTGATTGGCGATGGAAGAAGATACGCGCAAATCCTCAATACTGCGAAGCGCACTAAGGGAAGTTGCCATCGTTTCGATACGAACAAGGTTTGCCGTATCGAGCAGCGCCGTTGCCTCCGCAATATTCCTGATTCCATTGCCAAGGGTAGAGGATAGGGTGATGCCCTGTATTCCCGAAAGGCTCTGCAAGCCCGAAGCAAGCCCCGACATTCTCGTGCCTACATCGGCAGGAAGCTCGCTCGCAGCGTGTCCGATTTCAGGAATCTGCTTGGCGATGGTGGAGGAAATCTTCACCTCACCCAGCCCCGCATACTTGGCAAGAGCGTCTCCGAGATTACTGATATTGGCGACAGATTCAGAGGTCAGATTCTTACTCGCCTCCGCGATGCTGCCGATTCCGTTGCCAATGGTTTTCAGCCCCTTCACTCCATCGGTGGCTGTTTTCAGCTTTTCGAGGGACTGAATCAAAGCGTCTATACCTTTGGATGCGGATTCCGAACTCGCGTCTATCTGTATCTGGAGAGAATCAATATCAGTCGGCATCTTCTTTCACCTCCTTCTTCGTAGATTCTTTCGCCAGGAACTTCTTGTTCATGGCATCCACCAAGGCTTCCATGCGAGCCTTGCCCTTGTTGTACATCTTCTTCTCCTTGGCGATCTTTTCCTCACGCTGCGCCCGCTTCGTGATCGAATAGGGCTGCGAAGCGTAGGGCTTGGCGCGTGTACCGCGCTTTGCATAGCTTCTGAACAGCGGAGCAGCGTCGCACAAAGCCTCGTAGATGTACATACCCTGCAACCACAGGGTTTGATTGCTCTTTTCGTTCTTGATTTCTTCCGCTTTCCGAAAGGCAACCGCGAGCGCCGGGTCTCCATCCCAATACTGCGCTTCGGTCATCCCCATAGCGAGGTAGAATGGAAACTGCTCATGAAACCGCTCGGAGTAAGTGATAAGGGGAGCAGCTTTCTTTTGCTCGTTGCTCCCCTCTGCATGAGACAGCGAGCCACTTACCAACTGGCTGTCCAGTTCACGTTTCCCTCGGCATCCTCCGCAGGGTCATCGACGAGCGTCTGAATCGGCTCGTTGTACATCTCCGCGAGCTTGCCGATCAGTTCGGTCTTGTTCGGCATCTTGGCGTAGATGTCCTCAATGATCTCGTTCTTGGTGAAACGATGATTGGCGAGGAACGCGCCAGCGAACAGCGCCGGGAGAGTGGTCATGGGCTTGGTCTGAATCTCGGACGCGATGAAGCCGTTGCGCTCCATCTGCTCCACCGTGCGGCGGGTAAATTCGAGACAGTAGTCCTTACCCTGATAGGTGAACATCAACTGCTTGCTCATTGGAAAATCCTCCTGAATGTGTATTTGAAAGGGGCGGCAGCTTTCAATCTACCGCCCCAATCATTCGCTTCTTTATTCCGTGGTGATCACGGTGGAGGGCGCGATGGTCACAGCCATATCAACAACCTCGTTCACGCCGCCGCCAACGGGGTGCGCGGACAGATAGCCCTTGAAATTGAACTTGCCATCGGAGCCGGTGGGCGTTGCCACACCGTTGGCCTCCGTGCCACCGAACCACACGGAAAACTCCTTCTCCTGGCCCTTCAAGGCAGCGAGCGTCTCGAAGTCAGACTTGGTGTAGTTCGCGGTAAACTCCAGAGCGTCATTGCTCTGAATACCCTCGATGAAGGTCTGCATCGCATCGGAGAGTGTGGTGGTCTCCAGCATTTCCGGTGCGCCGCCCAGGTCCGGAAAATCTTTGATGTCGATGAGCTTCTCATAGGTGCTTGCTTCCTTCATCATCAGAAACACCTTGTAGGTGGAAATCGCCATGATTGATCATCTCCTATAAATCACGTTGTCCTTCGACACAACCGCACGGTATCGACCTATCATGCGATATATCGCTGTGTCGTTCGCGTTGGAAACAGGTTGTAACATCGCCCGATCAAAGCCGAGGGACTTCATCTTGTCATCAACTGTCGAAGCGATGGCCTTGCACTCGGTCTTTTTGCCCGTCTGCTTGTTGGAGTAGACATTCACCTCGAACATCACGTCCACATGGTTCTCCATCTCAACGGATGTCTGTGTACCACGATGAGTAGTGTTGCTTGCCATCACCAACGAAACGCAGGGGAAGGAGGACGGGGATTTGACATATTCACCCGTAACGTAAATCTTCGGGTATCTCGCCCGCAGATCAGCCGCCACAAGCGTGAAAATCTCGTTTTCAGGGTCAATCATCCGAACACCTCCCTTGCGATCTCGTCGATACGTCGGCACACTTCCATCATGCTGTTGTACATAGGCATCGAAGCCGGTGTACCATGCGTGAGAAGCAAGGTCTTGTCGTTACCCTCACCTTCGTAGAAGCCCCACACGTTCTTCTTTCCGTTCTCTCCCATAGAGCCAATCGTGAAGCCCAGTTCAACGCCCTTCTCGTGCGGCGATTTGCCGATAGCGCCCTCGCCGCCGTTGTAGTAAACACCTGCGCCGAATTCCACCCAAACTGCATCCTCGCCAGAGGCGATCACAACGCTCGTCTTGCCACTGTCCTCGACGGTGACTTCCACGTTTGCCATACGAGCGGGGGCGTTCAGCAGGTCATCCACAACCGCCATCTTGAATCGGCTTTCAGCAGCCACACTGATCTCCAAAGCAATCTGCTGTCGCAGAAGCTCCGTTTTTCGCTTGATCTCCTTCTTGTACTCTCGAAGCTCTCGAATGGCATCTCCAATACTGCGTGAGTTCAAGGAAACATGAATCGTTTTAGCCACTGATCGTCACCTTCTCAATGGCGATCAACACGCTGTTCAGGCTGCGGGCTTTCTTCGTGACTTGATAATCCCAAGGTGTGATTACAGCTCCATCTTCGTCCTTGGCAAGCGCCCCGTTTTCATCCAGTTCGGGCATGGTGTCAACCCAAAGCACCGAATGTTCATCAATCGGGGTCGTGGTGTCATCCATCACGATCACCTTGTCATAGGCCACATCCTCGCCAAACTGCCGAAGGATGGTCTCGCCGCGAGCAGCCGAGATATTCGCTTGACACCGTTCAGGGTTGCCATACACAACCTCGTATTCAGAGGTCTCGTTCCCGTACTCGTCCGTGAGAGGTACTTTCTTCACGAACAGCGCGTAATAGAACGGAGACTTATTTCGCTGCAAGCACCGCATCTAAATCACCTTCGCTATGGGGATGACATGAGCGCGGATGTATGCGATCATGTCGGGGAAGGAGAACATACGACTGATGCCGTTCTCGGTGTGAGAAATCTGGTTCTCCGCACCGCTCTGCGAATAGCCCGCGATCACGGCGTAAACCTGCGTCATCTCGTATTCCTCCGGGACAGTGGTGATAGGTTCTTCCAACTCTGCGTAGGAGTAACGCCACGCCAGAATCTCCTTCTCGGCGGCGTTCAGGTAGACCGTGATGCGGTCATCCTGCGTGATGTCACTCGCGTCGATTTCGAGAATCGACTTGATCATGGACAACTTCTCGGCTACCTCCATCACGGTCTACCTCCTTCCTTACTCCTTGGGTTTGCGCCCGCGAGCGGGCTTCTCGGCGGGCTTCTCATCAGCCTTGGGGGTCTCGCCAACCATCGCCTCCGCGAGCATCTCCGGAGGAATCAGGCCGACGATCAGACCCTTCGGGGTTTTCAGTTCAGCCATGCTCTCGCCCTCCCATTAGGCCAGGGCGGTAGCGGCCTTGTGCAGATACACGCCCTTCGCCTTGTTCTGGTAGACGAACGTATCATGGTAGATACGATAGTCAAACTGCCAGGCATCAGCGCTCTGGTTGACAGCCGGGGGGAAGATGCGGGGCAGAGCGTGCTTCACGACCTTGCAGATCGCGGACGGATGAATCACCATGAAGTTGATGGGATAACCCGTCTGCTTCGTGCCGATGTAGCCGCCCGCTTCCTGACCGGAGGTCTTGCCGTCATACATGGTGATGGCGGTATAGAAACGGTTCTGCGGCACACGGATGATCTGCATACCGTCGTAGGTCTGCACTTCGCGGTTGATGCCACGCTCGTCGTTCAGCACAGTGCGAACGATCTTGGCCCGCAGACCAGCGTAGGCGTTCTCGGAAATGAACAGGATGCGGCCCTCCTGGGGAACCTCATTCTCGTTCATGGAACGCTCGGCCTCATCAACCAGAGCGGCAACATCGGTAGTGCCGATGGTGATGTCAGCGGCGGTAGCGGCATCAATGCCGGTAGCACCAGCGATCTTGGCGAAGGTGTAAGCGTCGATTTCGGGAACCACACGGGTGCGAATGAACTCACCCGCCAGCGTACCGAACGCCAGGCCGATGGTTTCCTCATCGTCCATGCTGTCCACGGAGAAGGAACGACCCCTGTCCTTGGAAAGCGTCATGCTCTCCCACACGCCGGTCACGTCACCCTTGGTGAAGCCCTGGTTGCGGCTGTAATCGCCCAGACCGTCCATCGCGGTCTTGAACACCTTGACGGTGTTGGCGTTCACGAAATCAATGCGAGTAGCATCGAGAATAGCGGACTTGGCACTCGCCTTGTAAACCTCGTCCAGCATCGGCAGACACTTCTCTGCCAACTGAATGGAATTACCCATTATCTATTTCCTCCCTTCGATTAAATCGGCGGCAGACCGAAGCTCGCTCGGAGCGCGGCCTGTTCTTTCTTGGTTTTCTCGTCCTCGTTGGGGTTGTCCCCGGCAGGAGGAACAGGAGTTTCTTTCAGAAACTTCGCCCGCATGGATTTCTCCATGTTCACGCTGTGCTTCTTCATGGCAGCAAACACGCCGTCGTGGTCGCCATCCACCAGAGCGGTGGCGGCTTCCTCGGCAAGCTGCTCATCGTAGCCCTGGGACAGGAAAGAAGCCTTATGGCTGTTCAGCAGCTTCTCGCGCCGCAGGGTAGCCAGCTCCGTCTCCATCTCCTGGCGCTCGGTCTGACGATCAAGCTCCTTCTGCTCATCCTCGCTCATCTTGCTCCGAAGCTGCTTCTTCATAGCAGCCAGGTCGCTCGAAACCTTGTCGAACTGCGACTTGGGAACATAGCCCTTCAAATCCTTGGGAGCGGGAGCAGGATTCGGATTGGGCTTGGGGGCGGGAGTGGGCTTCGGGTCAGGGTTGGGATTCGGTTCGGGGTCAGGGTTGGGATTGGGGTCGTAGTTTTCGAGAAGCGCCAACTTCTCATCGGCGGTCATGTCATCTCGATAACCCTCTACCTTCGTCCAGTCAAAACTCATAATCAATTCCTCCTTGCGCTTTTTGATAGGTCATCTCCGACCTGTGAAATGATTGCGAAATTTATATCCCGTTTTCTCTAACGGTGTTATGCGACTTATTTACCCTCGCTTCTCTGCGAGCTATTTCAAGCGGCGAAAGCCGCCTAAAACCTTCATTCTCCCGTACTCACGGGTGTGAGATAGCACCTACAACGATGATGCTTTGTGGGGATGTCAACGAGCTTGTAGACCTGTCCGTCTCGCTCGTTGCAAACCTCACAAACCTTGCCGTCGTGCTGCGTGTTCCACTTGAACCGATCTTCTCCCGCATCGACAAAGGCGTTGAGCCTCGCCTCATCGGTCATGATGTCGGCGTACTGCCGCACCTGATTCTCCAAGAGGGTCAAAGACCTGCGCAGAGATTGTCGTACCTCCAAGCGATTACGGCTGCTCACCAAGCTCTCTACCAAGCGATCACGCTTGCGCTTCCACTCGTTCCTGTAGCTGTACTTGGTCAGCGGATGATAGGCCATCATCACCGTGTTCACAAAGCCTGATTTCGGCTTTTTGCGCTTTCCAGCGGCGGCTCCAACCTCATCCTTGGCATCCGAATACGATTCATCTGCGACTTCTTCGTACTCATCCACGCACAAGGCATCGAGGCGCTTGAACATGGCATCGACCTGTGATCTGGCGTTCAACAGATTCAACTCATCGAAGCGAAGGATGACAGACAGATTCTGAAACTCTCGTTCCATCTCGTCGTAAAGCCGTTTGATGGCTTTATCCGCATGGCGATAGATGTCACTCATTCGGCATCATCCTTGTCCTGATCATCTGAATCATCTGAATCATCTGAATCATCTGAATCATCGTTGTCGCCCTCATTGCCCTTCTTGGAGGACTGCAAGGGGATGTACTCCCACTTCTTCAAGTAGGGCTTGCTCTGCAAGGTCACGTCCATCGGGTCGTTGAACAGGCCGCTCGTAGCGATTGCCACTTCGGGATTGAGACCCGCTTCGAGCATCCCAAGCAGGGCCTGGGTCTTGCTCTGGAGATTGTCATGCTGACGGCGCGTGAACTTACATTCCACCTCCGCGAGCGACAGATTGAACTCGCTGTCGTTCACCCGAATGATGTTCAGCACCAAGCGCAGGAACTGTTTCTCGCTCTTTTTGAAAAGAAGCTCGGTGTCTCTGGCCCGCGCCTCACACTGGCTCCAGCCATCCCGCAAAAACACGGCCTGACCGGTGTCCGAGGTGGAAGTGCCGCCCTTGGTGGTGGTCGGCATCCCGCAGATCACAAGCACCTGATCGTAGAGGTAATCCACGAGGGTCTGCGTCTGCTCTTGGTTGAGTTCCTGGGACACCACGCTTACATCTGCGTTCAAGCCCTGCACGGACTTGATCATGATTGCGCCAAGCTCCTGGAGGCTCTTGACCTTCTCCTTATCCACCTCGCAATTCACGAACTTCAAGAAGCTCTGAATGAACTGCTCGATGCCGTCCACGCGATTGCTCATAATGGTGTTGATCGCGTCCAGCAGGGGAACGGCAGGTTCAAAAGCGCCCATGCGCGACATATTCAGGCGATACTCGAAGATCGGGATGTCGCCCATGGTATGTTCCTTCCACACCGTCAGAACGCCGTCCACGACCTCGAAGTAGTGATCAACGGTGTAGCCGCAATAGACGGTCTCGATGTAATCGAGGGTTTTCTCCCTGAAAATCTGCCGAACGCCCATCATGCGGCGATGACCAAACCCGGAGTGATACACCACGAACGTATAGCGCGGGTCAGGCGTGTCGATCTCGAAGGGCGATTCATCCTCGTCGATCTCCACATTCCTGTCGGGCAGCACCATCCTGTACCCGACACCGCCAATCGCCATCCACGTCGCCATGTCCTTGTCATGGCTTGCCTTGTCCTCGAAGAACATGAAATCGTTCAGTCTGGAAATCTCCTTGGAGGTCTGCATCCTGTCACCACGGCGAACGTAGGTGACAGGCTCTCCAAGGAAATAACCCGACGTGAACTGCGTGATCTCGGCGGCGTGATTCTCCACGATCTTGTTACAGATTTCAGGCCGAACCTTCTTCTTGCGCTTCAAAATCGGCTGCTCGCCGCGCATATATCGGTAGAGATAGTCAATCTGACAGGAATTAACAGCGTGAATCGCCAGCGCCTTTTGCAAGACATTGACCACGTTGCTCTTGGTGATCGTGTCCACAGGAGTGCAAATTTCCGTCCTGCCGAACAGACCATTCTTCGGATAATCCATCAAGGCTGACTACCTCCTTTCTGACAAATAAAAATGGCGCTTATGTACTGAAATTCGCACATAAGCGCCATCGGATAATTCTATTATCCGTAACGATAATACCATAAAACGGAATCATTGTCAATAGCACAATTCCATTTATCGAAATTTAATTTAGAACGGCCTTTGTATAATCTCCACGGAAGCGCCGTTGAAGGATTGCGAATACTCCGCAAGCTGCGCAAAGGCATCGGGAACGTCATCGTGCTTGTTCCTGCCCGCCGTGGTGTAGGAACAGAGCTTTCCGAGGGCCTTTTTGTACTCCTTATTGCTCACGCTGTCATCACGAAACAGGCAATGCTCCTTCACCCACGGTGAATTGACAATGATCTTCGTCTCCTTGTTCGCCGTCGTGAACTTGGTGACAATCTTTGTCCTGCCGCCCTTCGCCTTGACACCTTCCTGTACAGTCTGTGCCACACGTCCACCTGCTGAATTGCTCTCAAAGCAACTCATGTGGACATTGTGCCGCAGCAGAATATCAATCAGGCGGGCATCCACGATTTCAGGATTGCTATTGTCGCAGAGAATCTCGTCGATGTAATACAATTCCCCGTACTTATAGGCAATCGGCATTACGCAATCATCCGAACCTTTGTCCTTGGTGTCGCACACGGAGATGATCGCATCGGGCTTGCCGTCAGGAAGCTCAAAATACCGTCGAAGCTCCTGCGCATCGTAGAGCAGACCGAGGCGCTCAATAGGCTGATTCATGTACAAGGCCCGCCAGTTCACATCGTCCATGATGTTGCGCTGCTCATGATAGAACTGCGTCGTGAAACCAACGCCGAATGGGTAATTGAAGTTACTCTCATCGTTCTCATCAAGGGCAGACAGGGCAATAAACCGCGCCCTCGGATTGTTCTCGTACTCACGCTCCAAGCGTCCGATAATGTCATGGACAGACCATCTCGTTGCGATATGAAGCTCCTTACATTTGTCGCCTATCTTACGTTGCCGCAGGTCGGTGGTGTAGGTCTCCCACAGCTTGTCCAGCCGCTCCTTGGACAGCGCCACCTCGATGCCGCTCACCAGGTCATCGCAGTAGAGCAGGGTAGCCGCACGATACAGGCCCGCATTGCCTGTACCGATTGATGTGAACTCCAATGTCTCGAAGCGCTTCCTCGTCCCCAGATCAATTCGGCAATCCTTGGCGTTGGTTCCCGTCACCCGAACATTGGGGAACACCTCATGCCACAGATACTCGCCGTTCGGGTCAAAGATACGCAGACACTCGTCATACGTCCCTCGCACAAAGCTGTTGCTATGGCTACCTGTCAGGATGGGCGCATCTGGAATCTTACCCGCCAGCCACGTCAGGAAGAAGATCGCAAGGGTGGTCTTGCCAACGCCTGGGGGCATACTGATACCGAGGATGTCCAATTTGTCATCCACAAGGTCTTGCAGCGCATCTACGACCTGTTTGAGAATCTTCCTGCGAGGATAGTAGAACTTCTTGCTCGGCTCCCTGTTCCACTCAACAAACAGGAGATAGCTGTCAAAATCCCAAGGCGCAGCCGCCAACAGAACGCGCCGATGCAGCCCGACAAACTCTCGTGCCGCATCCAGATCATCCTCGGCAAGATCGGGAATGACACCCATGATCTTTTCCGACAGCCATCTCAACTGATCAACGCCATCGAGCAGGTCAGACTTCATCATCTGTTGAGAGATGGCGAAGTAATCCTTGTAGGCCATCACTTTGTGCGGCTCATTCTCGATTATTTCCGCAATTCGCGGCAGCAGATCATATATCTCCGACATTCAAACACCTCCAAAACCAAAAGAAATAGCGCTTATGTACATTTCGCACATAAGCGCCAATCTGAATCTTATCTTACAAATCCCTTGTCAATAGCAATTATCTCCCATTCACGGGGATGTGAGAGAATCCCGCACCCAATACGGCAACGAGAATCATGATCACGATAAATAATACCACAAGAAATCCTATCGCCCACAAGCAACCGCCACGCTGCTTGACAATAATCGTCTGCGGCCTACTGTGAATGACCTTGGGTGTAGCCATTCCGTCGTGAACGCTTCTCACAGCGCCCTTGAAGGAACTTTCCTCGGCAGCACCTCCGTCAGCACCCATCATCTGCAATATCTGATCGGGAGACAGCTTCTTGATGGTAAACCAATTCTTGTAGCCGCCGACACTGTTCACACAATCCTTGCAAATCCACTCACCGCTGTCCAACCTACTCTGCGCATACTTCCCACACGCAAAGCACTTCATGATCGCCACAATCTCACCTCCTGGCCTACGCCGTCAGTTTGCGCACCCTGTCGTACCACGTCGATCTGGAAATCTGCATCTGCTCGCAGCACTGATCTACCGTCAATTCGCCCCTTTTTTGTTTTTCGAGGAATTTTTGGAAATCGGGCATCTCCTTCTGTTTCCGACCTTCTCGCCAATCGGGGTTATTGGCTTTGGCTACGGCCTTGCCCGTGGTGGTGCGTTCCACGATCATGTCGCGCTCGAACTCGGCAAAGGCGAACATGATTGTCACCATGAGCTTTCCCATAGGTGTGTTGTCAGCCCGACCCATGTTGAGGACGTTCACCTCCACACCACGGTTCACAAGCTCCTGAACGGTTTTCGCACCATCGGCAGCGGTACGGGCAAACCTGTCGAGCTTGGTCACAATCAAGGTGTCACCGTCTTGCAGCTTCTCCATGAGCTTGGAAAATTCGGGCCGCTCCATCTTGGTTCCGGTGAAGCTGTCGTGGAACACCTGCTCACACCCTGCGGCTTTCAGCTTCTCGGTCTGATCTTGCAGACTGTTCCCGTACTTGTCCTGCCCCTTGGTGCTTACACGAGCATATCCGTAAACCATCGAAATTCCTCCTTGGGGCAATTAGGGCAATATTTTCAACATACTTTATATAGTATTAGTTCTCTAATCTCTTACGCAAAAGGTTTATTCAAAACTGCCCTAAATGCCCTGTCATTCGAGAATGATCTTGCCATCAGGGAGAGCGTCCATGATTTTGACCTGCAATCCCTCGATTGTATCAAGTCCTGATTCAGATTTGACGGTGTTCGCCATCGCACTGTTCATCACGGCTGTCGTAACATGCTGCTCCTTCATGTTGGCGGTGGCGATGCCTTGACAAACCAAGGAGTGTATCATCTGATAATTTGTCATTGCTCCACACCTTCTTCCTCCAATGTGACCTTCCAAACATTGTCCCTGTTTGAACCATTCCGATCTTTCACGATGAGGTCAAACCCCATCGCATCGAGCAGCCGAACCAAGTTGTCCACCCGCAGGTTCTTACTGCGCAGCATCTCACTGACGTTGCTCTGTCCCTTGAATCCTGCGCTCTTTGCGAGCATGGTCTGATTGAAGCCTCGAATGTTCATTGCAGTACGGATGATCTCTTTTTCAGTCATGTTGATTACCTCCTGTCGATTAACAGTATATCATGTTATTCTGTTTATGTCAATAGGCTTTTTGAATTTTTCGGATATTTGAGCTACTCCCCCGCGACGCTCTGTTTTTGCGCCATTCCCCCAGGGGTTAGGGCTGTTGGGGCTGTTGGGTAATGGGGAGGAAAAGCGACAAACCAAACCGAAAACGCAGGAAAAGCGAAAACAGAAAAACGCAGGTTTACAAGCTGATTCAAGCATATAACCCCATATACCCTATACCCATAACCCCATATACCATCAAGCATTGATCAACAGGAAACAGCCAACAGCCCCAGGCCATTGCCATAACCGATTCAACCCCAGGCCATTGCCCCAGGCGCTTGCAATCCTCCCCATATTGATCAACAGCCAACAGAAACAGCCCTAACCGCTTGCAATGGAGGATATACCCAAACCCAACAGCCCCAGGCGCTTGCAATGGGCTGTATATCCTCCCCATTGATCAAACGCAGGAAAACCCCAGGCCATTGCCCCAGGCGCTTGCAATGGGCTGTAATGGGGCTGTATAAGGCTTGCAAGCCCTAACCGATTATAACCCATTGCCCTATTGATCAACAGCCCCAGGCCATTGCCCCCAGGCGCTTGCAATGTGCGAAAACTCAAAAGAAAACACATAACAAACTATTAACAGGAAAAACTGTTATTTCGTCTCAAAACAGTATTGACAATAACAGGAAAACCTGTTATTATATAGCTGTCAACAGGAAAACCTGTTAATCAAGTGAATGGAGGGCAAAAACAATGTTGCTTTTAACTATGAATGAATACAATCATTTGACTGTTGGAGAACTGGAAAACCGCTATTATAACCGCTTGTATCGGGAAATAGCAAAACACCTGGGAGACAAAATAACCCGGAAATTGCTTGAAAAGTATATGGGTTATACCATCAAGCAATTATCAATCAATTCCATGTTTGATGTATTGGGATGTTTTACCATCATTGGAGAATAGGAGGTTATAGCAATGATTAGGTACTATGTTGAATCACCAGACGGCAGACGGTTAGGAACATTCGACGATTTAGGTTTAGCGCGCTGGACTGCTTTTCACCTGGGAGACGGTTACAAGGTGAAATGGTACATAGAAAACAATGATAGGAGGTTTTGAGAATGTATAAGTATCAAGTATTGGATGTTAAAACGATTATGGAGGGCTTTATGGAATTTGAACTAAAACCCCATAATCAGAAAAGCTATTATGGAAAAGCGATTGTAATAGCTTGTAACAATGGTAACACCTACTTGCAATCATATGAAACAATCGTTTGTATGATTGATCAATCCGGGAATTTCAAGCGGTTATGGGGAGGTTATAGCGCGACAACAGCCAAACATATTGACAGCTTTAGGAGACTGTTTAACCTGCCGGGAATTTGCAAGCGCGAATGGATGGAAATGGAGGTTTGTTAGAATGAAAAAGGTAACACTGTATATCGGTTTGAATGATAAAGATACTAAAACCCAGAAAATTGATACATTGGAGGCGACAAAAATTGTATCAAATCTGATTTACACAATGTTGGATGGAGGCACAATTTATAACGCAACAGGGATTTACAAGCATGAAAACGGCGAAATTGTGATAGAAAACACGTTGCGCGTTGAATTGATTGAATGTGATGAAACAGCCCTGGGGCGATTGATTCAGACATTGAAAACTGTTTTGAATCAAGAAACAATCATCAAGCAAACAGAAATGATCAATTCTGAATTAGTATAAATGACCTGGGGGAGATTAACCGCTTTATATAGTGTATGCTGTTAATGCAAGCGTCAACTATTAGTATATAGCATAATGTATGATCAATGAATCATTCGACAGCTATAGAGGATATGTAAAGCCAATACGTTAATTTACCTGCTATTGTCAAGCGGTTTTCTCCCCAACATTCCACAACATACCATAACAGATAATGGAGGTTTGAATTATGAAAATTATCAAGATGGAGATTAACAATACTCGGTTTGAATTTGTTTGCAATTCCAGGTCAACCCGGAATGGTTTTGCACATGATTGTAACTTGTTTATCAATGACAACAGGGAACAAACCGCACATTGCTATTACTTGAATAGGACCTGGGAATGTTGGCAATACCAAACCGCTTGCATAACCGCTATTAATCAAGAAATAGAATGGTATACCAACAGAATGTTGGATAAATTCAAGAATGAAAACGGTTATAACCGTATGACAGGAAAACGGCGAATTGAATTTGACAGGTATTTGCAGGAAATACCCTATATCAAAACGCTGAAAGAATGTAAAACCGAACTGGGAAAATATGATAGGAGGTTTTATTAAGATGAAAATTATCAAAACGAATGATAACAGGTATATCAAGCGCGTTTCCAGGTGGATTAAGATTAGGCAAGCCTATAACATAACCTCCCGTCATTCCCTGTTTTATTACAGAATGGATGAAAACGGTTATAGGGATGGACAAACCAATTTTAACCCGGATAATGGTACATATCTTGATTATTTCGTTTTCAATGGGCGAAAATGGGCGATTGATCAATTTTTGAGAATGGATTTTCCCATAACCTGGGAAGAAAACGACAAATTGCAATTTCTATCCGGATATGATAGCGAAAACTATTATAACCCGTTAATGATAGAAATTGACGATTCTGGGGAATATGTTCGTTGTTACTATGATGAAAGAATGGAGGCATAAAGCAATGAAAATCAATGATATTTTGCAGGTAATTAGAGGTTTGGCAATGTCCCAGGGCTGTTATGGGAGACTGTACAAACAATTAATGGTTACAAGGGAACAAAACCCGGAACAATACAGCGACATTGTAACCGAATTGGAAAACCAACATTTTTCAAGCGCTTTAGACTTGATTCTGTATTTTGAATGTTAGGAGGTTTTGAGAATGGATAAACGGGAATACATGGATAAACCCAGTAAAGCATATTTTAGTGGATTTAGCGGAATTGAAATAAAAGCTGTTGAATATGGTATTGACGATTATATCATTTTTATAGCTGGGGCATGGGCTGGAAAACCGTCAATCCACAAATCAAAAGTATATTATAACTCCCGTCAACCTTATTTCAAATACAAGGGAATTAGAATTAAACTTAATGATTGTATTAGAATGGGAGGTTAAAGCAATGACATTTGAATTTATTACTACCTGCACAATGAAAGAATATAACCATAAAAGGTATTGGATTGATTCGGGTTATATTCGCCCCATTTTGATCAATGCTGAAAACCTGTCAAGCGCTATTCTCCAGTATCGGGAAATTGTAGGAGACAAAAATTATATAACCATTTCTGATAATGGGATTAAAAATAAATCTCCTATGTACATTGATACAAAATCAGGCGAAACAAAACAAACCGGATATGTTTTTACAGCCTTGACGGAATTTCAAACCGATTCTGGGAAATGGGTTAAACAGTATATCGAATTATGGGTTACAATCAAAACCATTATTGATACTGTTTTTCCGGAAATGGAGGCAATTTAACAATGATTCTGATTTGTTTGATACTGTTTCCATTTATGGTATTGGCTGAATTGCTAAAGCTGAATAAATAGGAGGTTTTAAGCATGGATAAATGGCCTGTTATCTTTAGAACCGCTATGGACAAAATCAATAACAGAATGGAGGTTTTAGCGGTTTACGCTGAATATAACCCGTATAACCGTTTACAGTGTATTCCGATGTATGAAAATGGGGAAATGATCATACAAGAATCACACAATATAATGTCAATGGAATATTACCATTGCAATACCAAACCGCTAAAGGATATTAGCACATTGGAGAAATTCAAGCGCCATTTAGAACAAATGTACAATGAACCGATTCAGGTTAGAAAAAGATTGATTAGGAGGTTTTAATTATGACTTTTGAGATTAGGCAAATTGACGCCATCATGTATGATAATGAATGGGTACATAATACAAGTTATGAAATGGGTACAATGTCCACAACAGCCCAGAATGAAAAACGCGCTTTTACTCGGTTTTTGAAAAACCTGGGTATAACTTTCAAGAAAAACCGCACATTGATTGATTTTGACGGCGATTGTTATACCATCATTGACAGGAAAACAAAAGAACCATTGTTTATTGCAATTCCGAATTATTAGGAGGTTAGAGCCATGATAAACAGGGAATATGAATCAATCGCCCATGATTTTATTAAAGGTATAAAAACCCTTGCAAGCAATGAAAATGCGCTTGATAATTTTGAATGTTATCTATCAATCCATTTTCAAACATGGCTTGATAAATGGGCGAATACACCCCAGGACATTACAAGCGAAATTCAGCGATTTTCAGAAATAACCTAACCATTGATCAACAGCCCCAGGAAAAGCGCCTGGGGCTGTTTCCTGCCTTGAATGGGCTTGTATATCCTCCCCATTCCCTAACCGCTTGAAATGGGCTGTAATGGGCTTGTATGCTGTCAACGCTTGACAGCTTGCAAGCCCTAATATTATTGCCTTGAATGGAGGTTTAACCGCTTGCAAGCCCTCCAAACCTGTCAAGCCCTCCCCATATTGATCAACAGCCAACAGGAAACAGCCAACAGGAAACAGCCAACAGCCCCCCCCCAGGCCATTACCATACAAGCCCCAGAAACAGCCCTAAAACCGCTTTACACCTGGGGCATGATTTACCATACAAGCCCCATTCAGAAAAGCGATTAACAGCCCTCCCAGGGCTTGAAAATGCGTTTTCTGAATGGGGCTTGACATTGTGCGGAATAGCTTTATATCTTTCAAACGTCTCCAGACGTTCAAATTGCCATTCTGGGAGGTTTTAACCGTTTACCCTAATTAGGTATAGGGCAAAAATACAAGCGATTTTAGAGCCATTACAGAGCGTTTTAGAGCTATTCACAAAATAGTATTGAAAACCATATTTCAGAATATTCCAAACCGAAAACCGATACCATCAAATCCGGTTTACAGAACCATGTCCGGAAAATCTCAAAACCCCATGCTTTTTCAAACCGGCACAAATCTGTTTTCTGAAATTTTCTCATAAATTTTCCCGCCCGGTTTTTTCGCGCCTCCGGACGGGATTTTTTCTGAAAGTCGATAGTCGTTTTGGCGAAAGTCGATAGTCGTTCGGGCAAAGTCGCTCGTCAAAGTCGGAAAGTCGTTTGATAGTCGCTCGGCATAGTCGGAAAGTCGGCGGGGAAAGTCGCAAAGTCGCTCGGCATAGTCGTTCAGGTGAGCGCCAAAGTCGCAAAGTCGATCAGGCATCCGGGTCGGGCAGGACGTAGCGCTTGCGAATATCGTCCTCGGAAAAGTCGCTCTCGGTCTGGGTGTTCGGCGTGATCACATAATCCTGCTTGTCCACATAGCCGTAGTTATTTTTGCCGAGGAATATGCCAGAAACTGGGTTAATTTTGCCATTTTGCATATAATTTTCCCACAATTCCTCCATAAATTTGTACGTCTTTTTGATAATGTCCCGCACTTCGAGCGGTAAGCTCTCACCTGCATCATGTCCCCGGCTCTGTGTTCCCGTCCTGATTTCCCATAGTCGCCGCCTGTCCATTCCGTTCAGCGCAAGCCCCAATCCCGCAACAGTGGGCTTGTTCCCGTTTTGAGCCACAATGGTGAAATACTCATCAATCCTATGCTGAACAGCAACAGGGTCAGTCATGTCGATATTCGGCAGGTTCAAAAGTCGTAGGCCCTGCATGATATACTTGGTGTTCTCATTCGGGTCGATGTCGATAGCATCGCCCGTCATGGCAGGATTACCCACCCGTCTCTTTTTCTTGGCGATCTCCCGACCCACCTGCTCCATCTCCTTTTCAGCCATGTTCAATCACCTCATTTCTCAAAGTCGTTCTTGTTCTCCTGATCATCCTGTCCATCGGGTTCATAGTACGGACAATGCTTACAATCCGAACCTGCGTTGTCCTGACCGAACAGGCATTGAAAGTCGTATAGACATTTTCCCAAAGTCGCTCGCCTCCATGATGCTCTTAAACCCTCTTATATGCTCTTAAAGTCGCCAGATGGCAGTCAGGGCATTTAGGGCACTTTTCCGGATACCCTTTATATAGTATTTGATTTTTTCTTCTCTACGCAAAAGGTATTTCAAATATTGCCCTAATTGCCCCAGAGAATCTTAAAACCCTCGCTACGCAAAAGGTCTTTCCAGAATTGCCCTAAATGCCCTGGATGCTCTGCTCACAGTGGAATCCTGTTCACTCTCATGTTGAGCGCTTCCTCCTTGATCATCAAATCCTGAACCATATAGTCGCCGTTGGATTTGATGGCTCCATGCCCTCTGACCATCATTTCCTCATAGAAAGTAGATGAGCCAATGGGGGTGAAGCGGTTGTCCTCGCGGTTGCACCACTGTCGATAGACCCTGTACAGGTCGGAGCGCTTGACCTTCTCGCCATGCTTCTCCACGCAGCAATCTTCCATGAACGAGCCAATCCTGTCGTGGAGCCTACGATAGTTCGCCGTGGCCTTGCGCACACAGTCGGGCGGGTTGAGGCCATGTTGACAATAGTCGATGGCTCCGTCGAGCAGCCACTTCAAGATCGTAGGACGGTTCTCGTCGGCGGTGAAAA